AGTTAATAAACTATTATAAACATATCTTTTACTAAAAAGAAACCCCCAAATTAATGGGGGTCTCAAAGGGGATTATTTGGACTTGTTAGCTAGTAAAGTTTGGATAACTTTGAGTCCTCGCTATGTGTTGGGCTATTTGGTCAGAAGTCTGCTCGTCATAATAACCTGTAACAAATTCATTAACCAAATAATTTCCCTCTTTGTCTGAGGGTGGTTTTATCATAACTTCAGCAGTATCAGTAGAAGCATATAAAGCGTCATTATGCTCAGACACTTTACGACCTGTTGCATTAGCCCCACTCATATAAGAGACGGAAACTTCCCAACCATTAGCAAAAACCATATAAAAATTTCTACCAACATATAAAAAGTCTGCTGTGCCATCAGTATATTTTATATCATTATTTCTAGCTTTTTCATGTGCTATAGCTATCGTTCTTTTTTTAGTCATTTTTATTTACTCCTAAATAGTTAAATTACTATACAGTCTAAACAGACTTTTTAAACTTTGCAAGAATTATTTTTATTATCTTTATAAAGCTAAACAGTAAAACATAGTAAAGAATATAAAGATAATAAGATAAAAAGTTAAATAGCTACTTGACAAGTCTATAAAACTATATAGACTTTATAGTTATGTAGTAGGGGATAGAGTTTTGACTACTCATCTTCCTTTGTTCCTTGCTACTGTTAATCGAAATTTTAAGGGCTACTTCGGTAGCCTTTTTTTATTTCTGCCCAAAACAAAGGAGTTGCAATTCTTCTAAGAGTGTGTTATACTATAGGTTCTAGCCGACAGAGCTAGTTGATATTTTACATAACTATTTATAACAAGGAGATTTTATGAATAAAAAAGTAAAAGTTAATCTTAAAATATCTGACCGAACTGTTGTTTTTAACAGAATAATAGATTCAGTTGATATTGAATTAGTGCCTTATCAAATGAATGGTAAAGAATTTACTGTTGTTTGTGTAGGAAAATTAGAAGATGATTCTACTATTATTGACCATTGTAAAGATAGTCATGCTTGTGAGTGGTTTACTAGTGGACACGAGGACACTCCAAAGTTTAAAGATTGGGAAGAAGTTATTGCTTATGCTTCTTCTCCGGAAGATGAACTTTGTCCTCACTACTTATTAGTAAGAGAATCGTAAAACTAAAGGGCTACTTCGGTAGCCTTTTTTTTCGCCTAAAAAAAACTAAAAATATTTCTTGACATACTTGACAGTATGACTTAAGTTGTAAGAGTTAATTATTTTAAGGAGTAAATAAATGAAGACTTATAGAGTAAAAAGCATAACTGACCAAATAGAAGTTATAGAAGTTAAAGCTAAAACTGCTGAGAAAGCCGAAGAACTTGTTTTGGGTGGTGACTATGTATTAGACCCTGCTTTTAAAGTAGTGTCAGAAACTTATGAAAATCAAGAGATTGTTTCAGTACAGGAGAGTGTATGATGGAAAAATTAACTGAATACGAATTACTAAAAAGACTTGATAACGAGTTTGCAGATGTAGACTTTAGTGTGCGAGACTGTGCGACTAAAGGTGTAGTAGCTACTGTTTATTTTTATGAAGATAAATTTGAGGAGAGTGTATGAGTAATGATTGGTTGTGCGATAACTGTTTATCTAAAGATATAAATATATTTAAAGATAAACAACGAAAACAAAATGAAATGGATTGTTATTGTAATTCATGTAAAGGAGAACATTATATCGTTTCTTCTTGGTGGACTAATAAGTTTGAGGAGAGTGCATGATGGAAGAAAGATTTAAAGCCTTTATGACAGACTTAAAACCTGTTATAGAAAAACATTATCCAAACACTGATATAGAGTGGGAAGATTATAATGAGGAAGATAGTGTTAAATGGCGAGTAACTAAACTATACTTAGATATGGAGAATGATAATGAGTGAATACAAATATGAATATGATGGTAAATACTTATTAGTTGATAATCATCACATAGGAAACCTATATCAATATGGTGATACTTTAGATGACCTTTTAGAGTATGTAGATGAAAGATTTGTTTTTAATGGAGAAATTAATAACGAGTTTTTTGAAGATGGGAAATTATCTCGTAAAAGGTGGGAAGAATATTTAACTGTTTCTTTACGAGATAGATTGTCAAGCTATCATTATTTTTCATTATGCAAATGGAATTCTGAAATTAAAACTTATATTGAAGATGATGTTTTAGGTAGCAGAACTTATCCTAATGGCAGATATGCACAAATTAAATGGCAACCTAATAAGTTTCCACACACACTTTAAAAGGAGAATGATAATGAGTGATGAAGAAAATACTAAAATACTAGAACATATTAGTTTTGTGATAACAGGACTGAATGTGTTTCGTGACCGAGAGGATTTACTAACTGATTTGTTTAATCATGTGGAAGCAGAGATGTTAGAGAACCCTGTGCCTGTGACAGACTATAGGATTACTAAAGCTGTGATAGGATTTATGGAGACTTTATGTGCTGACGCTGTGTCAGAGGCACAATTAGAGGAGATGGCAGAACAAGCGAAGACTATCCTTTAGATTAACTATTTTCACACGATACTGGGATAGTTTTTGCTTATTAGTTTGGGTAGGAGTGAGCCTTTATAAAAGCCTAGAAGTCTGAACTGTTTTATACAGGGTGACGAAGTAAGGTTAAGGATAAAACACGAATGAGAACTAAACCACCATGTGACTACCCAATTAGTTTGTGACTAAGACGAGACAGGAGAACAAAGTTAAATATTTATATTACTCCTTGTTAGTTTTAGTCACAATTTAACACTAGTATGAGAAGGAAGAATTTGTGTTGCTTTCCTAGACTGGGTTGAGCAACCAACATTCTGACCTTGAATACTTGTAGTCTCCCCAACAGTATGTTGTTGACTGTTGGACGACTTTAAAAGTGCAAACAACTAGACTGATTTTTCCTCATTGTGTGGGTGTTTTAATGTCGATAAATAACAAAACACAACAAGCGTGTCTCTTGCTAGTTTAGACATACAAAACAGAACTAGCATTTAGTTAAACGGAGAAAATTATGACTAAAACTGAAATATATACTAGACTTGCTGAACTGCAAGAGGGAGCTTTAGGACTGCTAACTGAGAAGCTTAGAAGTTTTAATAGACATTGTATTGATAGAGAGCTAGAGAAAGCTGACTATGAAGTTGATTATAGTTACATAGCTAGTTGTGCTATTGACTTAGATTATGTTGAAGATATCAATAATGAAGTATCAGATATCTTAGAGAACTTGGAGAAGCATAAGCTTTATGATAGGTGAACTTATTTCTCAATACGGCAAACCTCATAGTCGTGAGGCCTTTATCTTTAAAAATCGACAGGGCTTTTTTGTCGAGCTTTATCGTGACACTATGCTAGTGAGGGTGGTCGAATGCTTTGACCATTCCGAAAGCTATGCTGAAGATGTGGCAGAGAATTGGATACAAAGAATTTTAAACTGAGATGGTTTATGAGTGATAATAGATTAGATTTAATCAAGAAAAACGAGAAGCCTTTAATTTCTGGTTGGTGTTTATATAAGTGGCATTACGATAACAAAGATAAACTTTGGGAAGCATTTGATAATGATGAATTTGGTTTGCAAACAAACTTTACATTTTATCCTTCTGGAGTTTGGCTATGGAATAATGCTGATGACGATATTCAAAATGAAAATCTCGTCTATGAAAAACAAGTTACTTATCCAGAGTTTATAACCATGATGTATAACGGAGATATTGATGGTCATTTATACGATTGGGAGATGAACGAATGAAAACTTATGAAGTCTATGCTAAACAACCAACCCACTATAAAGTTAGAGTAAAAGCTAATTCTGTGGACGAAGCTTTAAAACTAGCTGACCAAACTGGTGGAAGCAAATGGGAACTGGTCAAGCACGGAGCTTGGCAGAACTATCACGTTAGCGAGGTGTTTGATGAGTGAATTAATAGAACTACTACTTGCTCTTATCTTCTTTTCTGTGTTAGCATTTTTTGCATGGGAGTCAACTAAGATGGTTGATAACAAGAACAGGAGAAAATGATGGATTTATTTTTACAAGTGTGTAATGACATTGCCAAAGAACTAACAGAAGACTTACCAACCAACAAAGAGGTTGAGTATTGTGAGGACTGTGGTGACCCTGTCGATAAATGTTCTGGCTACAAATGTTGGGAAAGATGAAGACCAGAAAGATAGATGTTTTTTTTATGCGAAAGTTTGACGAGTATTGTAACGAACAATTACATTACACTAACTTAGCAGACCAAAAAGACTTCGACACTTATATCGCAACTAATAAGAAATTCTTGGTTGCTTTGTATGTGCAACAGAGAAGATTAGAAAGAAAATTAATTAACGGAGAAATAAAATGAAGAATATAGTAATATCAACTTTAATAACTTTAGTGCTAGTGTCAGCTACCTATGTTTTACTAGGCAATTATGTCAAGCAAAATATTGGTAACACACAAGAGTATGTCGTAGAATTTAAAAAGACTAAGCAAAATCTATTAGCTAGAATAAATGCTTTGGAAGTGCAGAATGAAGAACTAAGATTAGAAAATGATGGTATCTTTCAAACTGTTTTACAAGCTGAAAGAGCTGTTAAAACTTTAACAAACTTTGCAGAGCTTAGTGAAGCTGAGCAAGAGAGTTTAGCTTTAAGCTTAGCTGAGCTACAAACCCAACTAACTCAGCTAGAAAACACTACAACTGCTAGTGTAATGAACTTAGCAACACAATTAGAGCTGTTACAAACGAAGTCCTCAGAGGCCACACAAGAGCCGGAAATTGAGACTCCTTATGTTGTCTCTAATGAAGTAGAAAAAGTTGTGGCAGAGCCTGTGGCTTGTCCTAAACCGGTAAAGAACAGAAGTTTCTCTTACTATATTAGGAATGTAACTCTAAAGAACTCAGTAGCTTTTAGAATTGTGTATGATTTAGCAGAAGGTAAGCCTGTTAATGTTGAGTTTGAGTCTAATCCACCTAGTAGTCTTAGACGAGCTAGTGTGCGATACCTGAGTAGCTTAGACTTTGGCACGGCCACAGCTAAAAACTGTTCAATACCTTTTAAGATAAATGTTTAAGATGCAAGAAAGTATTATATTAAATAGAGAATTATTTAGAAAATTTGATAATTTTGTAATTACTAATTATGAAAATATCTTTAGTAAAACTGGAGTAGTTTATGAAGTTGAATGTTTAGCAGACGATAACTTTAAAATTACTCTTTATAATAACCAAACAATCTCTTTAGCTAAAATAGTTGAAGAGATTAGCTTATAGCTCTTGACAGACTTCTGTGAAGAACTATAATAGTTTATGCAATTATGCCAAAACGGAGCAAATTTATGGCAATACAAGAAGGAATAGCCTACTGGGCTAGTGTAACTACTCCTAATACCAAGTATGAACCTGTTTATACTGTGGACTTAGTAGTGAGTGATGATGTCGCCAATGACTTTGAAGCTCGTGGTTTTAAAACAAAAGAAATCACAATGAATGACGAAGTTGTCGGAAAAGCAATAACTTTTAAAAGAAAGGTGAATGGGCCTAACGGAATGGTTAGACAGTCGCCTAAGCTTTTAGATGCAAACAAAGTTCCAATGGATGAACTAGTCGGTAACGGCTCTAAAGTTAGAGTGCAGTATAACGAGTGGGAAACATCTAATAAGTATGGGGACTTCAAAGGCTTGGACTTTCAAGCTATGCAAGTTATTGACTTAGTTCAATATAAATCTAGTGATGGTTCAGAATTCGATGCCATCGAAGGAGGAGAAGAATTCTAATGATTATTAGTATTAAAAACGATGAAGGTGAAGTAAATAACTTTGATGTTACTGCTATTGCAGATGAACAGAAAAAGAATGATGCTACTGTGATGGTCAACAAGGTAGGTAATCTATCTGTTGTTATCGAAGCTTTAGACTTTGCTAGTCGCACACATAGAGCAAACTTAGAAGAGCTGTTAAAAGGCTGTCCTGAGTCGCAAGTGGAAGAAAGTGCTGAAGAATCTACTGAAGATTCTGAGGAAACCTAACCACAATTTTTCATATATTCTGATAGGGTGTCTTCGGATGCCCTATTTTTTTGAGGTCAAAGATGGAACAAGATTTAAAATTTAAGAAGTATCACTTGCCTTGTCCGGCTTGTGGTAGTAGCGATGCTCTTTCGGTTAATGAGAATGGCTCAGCTAAATGTTTTAGTTGTGATGAATTCTTTCCGAAAGGAGTAGACAATCAAGATAATATCGTATCTAATAAAACTAATATGACAGAAACAGTTAGAGAACTAAATGCTCATGGCGGAGTCTTCGCTAAGTTAGCAGATAGAAATATCTCAAGGGAGACTGCTGAGAAGTATGGAGTCAAGACTGTTTATGATAGTGCTGGTCAAATAGCCCAACATATTTATCCTTTGTATATCAACAACGAACTAACCTCTAATAAGATTAGATATGTCCGAGACAAGAAGTTTAGCTATGATGTTAGCCCTCAAGGAGTTGGTTTGTTTGGTCAACAACTCTTTAAAGAAGGTGGTAAGTATTTAACCATAACTGAGGGTGAGTGTGATGCGATGGCCGCTTACGAATTACTAGGCAGTAAGTGGGCAGTTACCTCTATCATTAGAGGAGCTTCCGGAGCAGTCAAAGATATTAAAGAGAACTTAGAATACATAGAAAGCTTTGATAATATTGTCATTTGTTTTGATAAAGATAGACAAGGCATTGAGTCAGCTAAGAAGGTTGCTAGTATTCTTAAACCCGGCAAGGCTAAGATAGTCACTTTACCTAATGGTTACAAAGATGCTAATGATATGCTTCTCAAAGGCAAATACAAAGAATTTGTTAGTGCTTGGTGGGATGCTAAACTCTATACTCCTAGTGGCATCATTAGAGTATCAGAGAAGAAAGATTCTTTTTTAGATAGAGAGAAGAAAGAGTCTGTGCCTTATCCTTGGGCGGGACTTAATGAAAAACTATATGGTATGAGACAAGGCGAGTTAGTAACTTTAACGGGTGGGACAGGCCTTGGTAAGTCTAGTATCACGAGAGAACTAGAACATTGGTTAGTCAAACAGACAGACGACAATGTTGGTATCATAGCACTTGAAGAAGACTGGCGAAGAACAGTAGATGGTATTCTATCTATTGAAGCTAATGCTCGATTGTATGTTGACCAAGAACGAGAGAAGTTTGATGACTCTACTTTAGTCGATATGTTTGATAAGATATTTAAAGATGACAAGGTTTTTATTCATGCTCACTTTGGTACTAATCAGATAGATGATATCTTTGCTAAGCTTAGATACTTGATTGTTGGTTGTGATTGTAAGTGGGTAGTGGTTGACCACCTACACATGCTTGTTAGTGCCTTAGAAGAAGGTGATGAAAGACGAGCCATAGACAATATTATGACTAGGCTTAGAAGCTTAGTAGAGGAAACTGGAGCTGGTTTAATTCTTGTTTCACACTTGAGAAGAGTAGATGGTAATAGAGGCCATGAGAATGGCATTGAAGTTTCTCTATCGCATTTAAGAGGGTCTAATAGTATTGGACAATTAAGCGATTGTGTGATAGCATTAGAAAGGAATCAACAGTCCGATGACCCTGAAGAGGCTCGGACAAC